CGACAAAGTGGGCGTAAAACGCTTTTTTGTTACCTACTTTGAGCGATGCGACTATCCGACCATCCTTTGCCCGGACACTGATACGCAGGCTGGCTGCCAGGTCACCATCGATTGTGTGAATATTCTGCTTTGCCGCTTCGAGTATTTTTTTCTGGCCAGTACGCAATGCGCCACGCAAGATGTTTTGTTCAAGCTTGGTGGCGAACTGCTGCAGGGTTGCATTGAGGTCTGCCAGGCCGGTGACGTGCAGGTTACTGGCCATCGTTGAGGCCTTCGCTACAGAAGAAGGTGACGATTCGGTTTCTCTCATCTTCATTGAGAGTGGCCTGGATGTTCAGCTTCCTTGTACCGTAAAGAATGCGCCAGTTATCAATGATGGTAGGGTCTGCAAATTCTGAGCGGTACCGCGTCTCAACCTTGCTGGTGATCTCGCTGTTGACTTGCAGTCCATGCAGCCTTTCATTGCCACTGACTGGCTCGATAGATGCCCATACAGTCGCAACATCTACCCATGTATTTACCCTTTGCCCGTACTCATCCAGCGCATTACCCCGGTTTTGCAAAGTGACGCGCTTTCTTCTGGATCCGATTGACATTACGCCCTCAATACCTTGTATGGGTCAAGAAGGCTATCGACGTAGGGTAGCTCTTGCACATTGACGCGCTGGGCGACGGACAGTTCTTCGCGGTTTTCATACAGAGCGGCCATGCGCAATTTCATCCAGTTGCGCAGTCCTTCCGGCACGCTAGCACCAGTTGTGCCATATCCGCAGGTGAAATCTACCTTCACACTGGCTATTTGTGGCAATGTGACTGGCCATATTTTGCCGAATTTTGGCGTAATTCTTGCCAATGGACCTGTCAAATCAGCGATGTAATCGCTACTTGGCATCGTTTGCGTAATCCCGCCCATGTCAACGTATTGAATGGAGTCAATGGACTGAAACGGGCCTTTTTCTAACAAAATTGCGTTATCAGGAATAGAAAATGCTACTCCCCAGGGAACATAGGCAACGTTTTGCCTACCAGGGAAGGCATCCATTGTGCAACGCCATTGCTGCGTGATGAAGCTGCGGGCTGTCAATTGCTCTGCATATTGACGGGCTGCAGTAATCAGCATGCCGATCAGCAGATCATCATCAGCGATATCCACGCGCAGATGCAGCTTGGCCTCTGCCAGAGATATTGGCTCTGCTGACGGCGGCGTAATTAGTTGATAGCCCATGCTAAAACGGGTGCAGAAGCACCCGCCCTATGTGTTGACAACGATTAGATGATCTGAACGACTGCAGCCTGGTTAAAGCTGTTTGCGGGTTCATAACGAGGCGCACCACCCAACAGGACAGCACCGACGATTGATGTGGCAGTGCCAACCGTGATGCTGACACGTACAAAGCTGAAGCCGCCTTCTGTATCCAAGTCAGCGCACTTAAAATTGATCAGCGCTTGCTTGTTGTCACCACTGGCTTTGACAATCTGTGTGATTGCCTTACCAGTAATTGCTTTGACACCAGCACCCGCACTTGTTGTGGCCTGCTCAATCTTCGCATCGACTGTTGCAGAAGCACCCAGCACGCCGGTTTGTACCAGTGCCAGAAATGCCAGATGGTTTGCGGCACTGATCCAGCCGGATGTGACTGTGCCTGCTGCTTGTGATACCGGGTCCACCGTGGTCAGCACGGTCAGACCTTCACTCAATAACTTGTTTGGAGTCATGATTTTTCCTATTTAATGATGGAATGTGGGTTGTTTCTGCCAGTTTTACTGGCAGAAAGACCGATTAGCGAGCGCCCAGTTGCAGGAACGGTGACAGGGTATTGCTACCTTTAGCCTGTGTAATTGGCGCAACGATTTTTGGCTGGCCATCGACACGGAAGACAGCACGGAAGGCTGTAGCATCAGCATCAAAGTACAGATGCATGGACGATTGCATATCAATACCGCCTGATTTGGTAATAGTGCGGTAGTAGCTCATGTCCAGCAACTGAATATCACCGGCAGAAGAGAATGCTGACGCATGTTGGCTGACCATGATAGGGCGCCCCATCAGTGTGCCGTATGGGTTGCCTTGTATGCCGGAATTCATCGGCAGGTAGATTGGGTAGTTACCCAATGTCAGGCCGAACACTGCTGGCAGTGCATCTGGTGTGATCAGCCAAACAGAGTTCGGGAAGGAACCTGGCGGCAGACGGGCGATCATGTTGAGGATGTTAAAGGTGGTGACTGTTGATGCTGCCTGGCCTGAATCCTTTGCCACAACGACAGCCGCGCCGCCCTTCAATGCGCCCAAAGGCTGACCATCGCCGCTACCATTCAACAGCGATTCATTTGTTTTCCAACGGATGGAGCGGCCAAGCAGGTTTGGTAGGTAACCATTGAGCGCAGAAGCATCACCCAGCAATTCATCTGTCAACGGCACCAGTGCCATCAGTTTATGCAAGCGCAGGGTTGCTGTGCCGAATTTAGGCTTGGTCGCGGCAGCTGTTGATGCCTCATTTTGCCAATAGGCGCGGACACCATCCGTGCCCCATGGGGTTGTTTCGTCTTTAGGGAAGACCATGCTATTACCATCGACAGGCGCATTGTCTGTCATTGGCAACAGTGAATCTTCAGTGAAGGCGAGATTGAAAATTTCTTTGCTGTATTCTGGCGGCACAAGGAAGCCACCATCAGCGCCCACTGCTTCAGAACCAAATGTGGAAGGCGCAGCGGCAAAACGTTTGTCAATTTTGCCAGTGGCAGAAGATGAGTCTTTGACTGCCTTGGCAAACTCACCAAATGTATGGAAACCCAGTTTAGGGTCTGCTGCTGCGCGGTCAGAGACAGTGATAACAGCATTGTCTGGGATTTCGATGCCAGCAGATGCCTCTTCCATGGCCAGCAATTGTTCGCGGTCAATGGCGGCATTCGTGGAATCAATCTGGGCTTTTAAGCCATCAAATTCAGTCACTTCAGCATCGGTCAGGTCGCGGCCTTCTTTCTCAGCCTTGCTGGTGATGGCGCGCATGGCAGTGATGTGTGTGGCTTTACGGGCTTGCAGCTCGCGGAGTTTCTTGCTCATAATGATTTTCCTTAATAAAAAACCCGCCGACATCGCTGTGGGCGGGTTAGACAGGTATAAAAAAACCAGCTTTGAGCTGGTATGGATTTGCTACGGGCTGCACTGGCCTTGGGGCCATACACAGCAACTCATGGGAGTGCTATGGCGGGGCTGTGCTACCCCAGTATCTTGAGTTCGTTTTGTGCTTGTGCCAGTCTGGAAGCGCCAGGGCGGCCAGACTGCTTGCCAGATTTCTGCATTTTTTTGATGACATCATCGAAGGTCATGATGCCGTCGACCATTCCTTCAGCCAGGGCGGCATCTGCACCGAGTACACGGCCTTGACCCATGCCGTTGCGTACGGCATCGATTGAGACACCGCGGCCTTTTGCAACGGCCTTGGTAAATGCCTGGTAATAGTCATTGACACGGGATTGCATGAAGGCTTGCGCGTCTTCATCAAGGGCACTGTAGGGGTTGCCCTCGGTTTTGTATTTGCCAGCAGATATCAGCGTGGTTTTGATGCCTGCTTCTTCCATGGCTGCACTGTAATCCTGGTGGGCTTGCCAGACACCGATGCTGCCAACTTCACCACCTGGTGTGACATAAAACTCAGACGCAGCGCAGCCTACCCAGTAAGCGGCACTGGCAGCCAGGCTGTTGGCGATGGCGACAATTGGCTTGGTGGATCTGGCTTGCATGATTTCATTGGCGAGCTCAGAAACGCCATAGACGGAACCGCCTGGGCTATCGATATCAATCAAAATCTGACCGACAGCGTCATCAGCCAGGGCATCTGCAAGACAGGCAGAGAAACGTTGTGTGCTGACGCTGCCGGGGCCGCTGATGTCATCTGCCATGTTGCCACGCTGGGTAACAACACCGTACATGGGTATGACAGCGATTGCGCCACCACCTGCGCGGGTGTTTTGTGCACGTTTGTTGTCGCGGGCTTCGCGGTCTGCGTGGACGCCTGCAATGACATCATCTGACGCGGATATACCGGCTTGCCAACGCGCCAGGACGCTGGCAAAGGCGTTCATGCGTTCTGGCATGAGTGCCCATGGGGTGGAAAGAAATTCCGCTACGAGTAGCTGTCTTTTCATAATGTACCTTTGATGGCCATACTGGTGAGTGCTTCCAGGGCTTGCGCATCGGTCATGGATGCACGCTGCTGGCAATAGGTTTGTGCAACTTCTGCGCTTACTGACAGAACTTGCATGACGTACTTTGCATGCGATTCATCAACCGGGCGCACTGCTTCTTTGCGTGCGACGCGCTGCGCTGCTGTTTCTGCCAGGGCTGTCATGCGGGCATCGGTTGGCTTTGTTTTTTGGTCTTGCTGGGGTACCTGATCATCTGCGCCGTTATCATTTTCAGCTTGTTCATCAGGGGCTTCTGATTCCTCAACCATGTTGAGTGGGCGCAATGGTTCATCGAGGCCTGGTAATGGGTTAAGACCTTCGCTGATACGGGCTTCATTGCGGACCATCCAGCCTGCATTGATGCCGGATGTGTAATAGGTTGCCCGCGCTGCGCGGTCGCCACGCAACAGGTTTGCAAAGTCAAATTCGATGTCGATACCTTCATCTTCTGGCAGAAGATTGTAATCAATGCTTGATTCCCAGCGCTCTGCAATGGGTGTCATGGTATGCATGACGAAATCGAGGGATTGTTGTTCGATGTTGCTGAAGGTGGCACGGTCCAGGTCACCAATGAGGTGGGGAGGAATGCGGAAAATACTGGCTATTTCTGATCTGCTTAACTTGCGGGTTTCGATGAACTGCGCATCACCATTGTTGAGCGACAATTCATGATACTTCATGCCGTTTTCAAGGACGGCTGTGCTGCCCCGATTTGCGCCGGATTGGGCTTTTTTCCATGATTCTTTGAAGGTTTCGCGGGCAGCCTGGTCTGCAAATTTGCCTGTCATTTCCAGCCAGCCACCTGGTTTGGCGTCATTGGCAAAGAAATTGGCGCCATATTGTTGAGCGGCGAGGCCTGCGCCAAATACATCGGCAGCTACCTGAATGGGAGACATTCCCATATAGCCATCACTGGACAGACCACGTATGTGCCAGACTTCGCCACGTGAGAGGCGTATGGTGGTGCCATCTGGTTGCGCTATGGCGTAGCGGTAACCGCCACCGCCCAGCAACTCTATCTTGGTACGATCTGGATGCAATGGGATAAGTTGGGTGATTTGCCCTTGACGGTTGGCGACAATCTGGTTGAAGGCGTTGCCACGCAATGCAAGGTGGCCCATCATCATTTCGCGCCATTCAAAGGGCGTTTGCCAGTCATTGGGACGCTTGGCAAGCAATTTATACAGCCAATGGTCTGTGACTAAATCGCGGGAGCCATCTTTTTTACGCTTGTAAAGCCGGATAGGCAGGACGGCGAACGTCTCAGCCAGGACCCGGACACAAGAATAGACAGCTGACAGGCGCATTGCGGCGTCAGCGGTGACACGAATGCCGCTCGATGAGCGCATGCCCACTGGCTCAAACCAGAAGCTGCCATAGGGCGAACGGTCGCCACTGGAGCTTGCTTTTCGTCCAGTCAAGAACATTAACGCTCCCGAGTCAGCATAGTGCTGACGATGGTTAAACCGATTGTTGTTATGCCTGCTGTCAGCAGGCCGATACCAAGCCCCCACTGCAATGTCGCGCCAGCAGTCAGGCATATAAGCCCGGTTGCAAGGCTGATGTTGTAGGTGAGGAAGTTCATTTTTATACGACCGTTAGATTGCCGTCATAGATCAGACCGGCTGTTTCATTGGCAACGGCGCGGTTGAGGCACATAACGAGTGCAACCATGCCGTCAATTTTGTTTTCTTCGCGCTCTTTGCGCGGGTAGATGTTGTCTTTTGCATCGCGGTGGCAGACGACATTGCTGACCATCCAGGTCAGAATGGGGTCGCCATCGTGGTGGAACCGGCCTTGCAATACGAGGGCTTCAAGGGTTTTCATTGGTTCTGAAAAATTCTTGACGGTTTGCCCTACTTCGATCATCGGGAGGCCTTCTGCAACCATCCGCTGGCTGAATTGCGTGGCCTGGAATGGGTCGTATGGCGCTTCTGTGATCGTAAAAAGCTTGGCGTCATCGAGAAAATCTTCTTCAATCACGCCAAAATCTGTGACATTGCCTTCAGTCGAGGTCAGCAAACCACGTCTTGCCCAGCCGTTGTACTGGCTGTTTCTGCCATCTTCGATAGCTTGTTCATTGAGGAAGTAGGCGCCGAATGCGTAGTAGTGCCGGACTCCATCTATGTCGCGCCAGAAGAGGCGCATTTTTGCTGCAATATCGACCTTGCTGGCGAGGTCGTGGGCAATGATGCATTCTTGGCCGAGGAAGTCGGTTAGTTTTAGCCTGGGGTCTGCTGCTGCGTCCCATGCGCGCATCTCCATCCATGCTGTGTCAGCATTGACCCAGATGTTGAGTCGTTTTGTGAGGAAGCCGTTTTGCGCTGATGCCATGGACATGGCTTTGCGGCAGGCTTCTTCCATATCGTCAGGCAATACGCTGACGCCAAAGTTTGGGTTGGCTTTTGCCCACGTTGCGGGGTCCCGCCAGTCATCACCATCATCGATGGTGTAGATGATCCCAAAGAAGCTGTCATCTGCGAAGACGTTATCCAGTATTTTGGTGACGTGGATGCGTTGTTCGTAGCAGATGCCGCTGCGGTCGCTGCCGGCAGTGGTGATCATCCATAGTATTGGCTGGGACCGGGCACCGGTACCGCTGTCCAATACGTCATACAGGTCACGCTTTTTGTGGGCGTGCAACTCGTCGATGATAGCGCAATGTACGTTTAAGCCATCAAGCGTACTGCCTTCGGCATTGAGCGGCCTGAATACGCTTGCCGACTCTGGCACGGACATGCTGTGCTTGCCGACATCGACGCCGAAACGGGCGATGAAGGATGATTCGCGCTGGGCCATTACGCATGAGTCATTGAAGACGATGCGGGCTTGTTCGCCGGTGGTGGCGGCTGAGTACACCTCTGCGCCTGGCTCACCATCGGCGGTGAGCATGTAGTTTGCAACGCCGCTGGAGAGCGTGGACTTTGCGTTTTTGCGTGGGACTTCGATGTACACGCGCTTGAAGCGGCGCTTGCCTGTTTCTTTGTGCTTCCATCCAAAAATCACGCAGAGGATGAAGCATTGCCAGTCTTCAAGCTGGATTTTTGGATAGACCATCTCACCATTAATGAGTTTTGGCCTGGCAAAATCCCCTTTTACGTGGGGTAGCAGCTCTTGAAACTGGCATACGCGGTTAGCGGCGTAGTCATCAAAGACATACTTCCAGCCGCTTTCTGCACGCTGCAGGTCATCAAGATGACGCTGGCAGGCTAGTTTTACCCATTTGCAGGCTGCAATTTCCCCTCCGATAACGCCGTTGGCATATCGGATTGCGCGTTCTACAAAGG